AGAAGAAAAGGAAAGAGAGCTCTGATAAATAGTTATGTTATGCCAAGACTCAGTTTATATAAACCCGAAAAGGGAAAAGATTATCAGTTTTTAGACAAGAACATTGAAGAGATGTTTACTATTGGTGGTACAGACGTATTTGTACACAAGTATTTAGGCCCTAAAAATCCTGCTACAGGAGAAGCTACAGCAGGTACTCCAACATATGATGCGGTAAAAGAAACCAATATACAGGACATGATTTTTCTAGAAAATAGAGACAGAAAATATGATCCAAATGTATATACAATTAGAGGCATTTATAATGTTGCTGATATAGATTTTGATTTATCACAGTTTGGTTTATTTTTATCACAAGATATTGTCTTTATGACTGTACCTATTAATTATACAGTAAACGCATTAGGCAGAAAGATAATGTCAGGTGATGTCATAGAATTACCACATTTAAAAGATCCACATGCTCTAAATGATTTTGATCTAGCACTTAAAAGATTCTATGTAGTTGAAGATGTAAACAGAGCAAGTGAAGGATTTACACAAACTTGGTATCCACATTTGTATAGATTAAAACTAAAACAGATAGTGGATTCACAAGAATACAAAGATATACTTGATGCTAAAGCAGAAGAAGGCAGTGACAAAACACTCAGAGATTTACTGTCAACTTATAATACAGAAAAAGAAATAAATGATGCTGTTGTTAAACAAGCAGAAGCAGACTCAGGTAAGTCTGGTTATGAAACAAGTCATTTATATACCCTTCAAGTTGATGAAAAAGGTGTAACAGAACTTGTAACAACAGATACAAGCACACTAGATGCTAGTACACAAAATGAATTAGCAGATAGAATACACCAAACACCAGAAAGAGAAGGTTACGAAGGTTATTTAATAGGAGACGGAATAGCACCAAACGGAGAAGCATTTGGTAGCGGGATAGGATTTCCTACCGGGAGCGTCACTGGAGATTACTTTTTAAGGACAGATTTATTTCCTAATAGATTATTTAGATATGATGGGCAAAGGTGGGTAAAAATGGAAGATAATATTAGAGTTAACCTAAGCAATACTGATACTAAACAAACACAGAGAACTTCGTTTGTTAATAACACAGCTACTTCAAGCATAGGCGGCGAAACCGTAAAAGAAAGACAGAGCCTAGCAGATGCTTTAAAAGCTAAACCGGACAACGAATAATGCAACATTTTTATGATGGACAAATTAGAAGATATATTACTCAGCTAATAAGACTGTTTAGTAATTTCAAGTACAAAGACGGTGAAGGTAAAGAAGTACAAGTGCCTGTTATGTATGGAGATATGACAAGGCAGGTTGCCAACATAATCAGAGACAATAGTGAAAATAAAATACCTTCTGCTCCTAGAATGGCTGTATATATTACTGGGTTAGAACAAGATAGAACTAGGACAGCAGATTCAAGTTATACAAGCAAAGTTCATATTAGAGAAAGAGCTTACGATGAAAATAATAAAGAATACCTAAACACCCAAGGAAAAAATTATACTGTAGAAAGAATAATGCCGTCGCCCTATACATTATCTGTGAATGTTGATATTTGGTCTACAAATACAGAAATGAAATTACAAATAATGGAACAAATTCTTATGTTGTTTAATCCAAGTTTAGAGATACAAACTACAGATAACTATGTAGATTGGAGTAGTTTGACTGTGGTAGAACTAACAAATTTAAATTTTAGTAGTAGAAGTATACCACAAGGCACAGAAACAGAAATAGATATTGCTTCATTAGGCTTTACTACACCAATTTATATTAACTTACCTGCTAAAGTAAAAAAACTAGGAGTCATTACAAATGTTATTATGAGTATTTTTGATGAATCTAGAGGAACAATAAATTTAGGTATGTCGATGCCAGAACTGTCAGCTTACTCGGATACTGAAGATAACCAAGCGAAAACAGATTTACAAACTGGTAGGGTTATAAAAGGTGGTATTGATATTGGAGCTAATAACTATAAAGATTACGATATACTGGTAATGGGCAATACCGCACAAATAGTTGATAGAGGTAGAGTAGGAAGTATAGCATGGGATCAAGTAATTGACCCGCACCCTGGTGTTTACAGAGCAGGACTATCTCAATTACAAATCAAAAGAAAACTTTTAACCGGCGAGACTGGTACAATAAGTATTAATGGTGGTATAACAATTAATGAACTAGATAGAACAAAGTTACAAATAGTATGGGACGAAGATACTATACCTACAAATTCAAGTTTAAACAGTCCAAGTGGTAGAAACAATACAGGTAGTGTAGACTATATTATTGACCCGCAAAAATATAATCCAAATTCAACTACAAAAGTAGCAGGTTTAAGATTGTTACTTCTTGGAAAAATAAATGATAGTGCTAACGTAGGCGGACTTATGACATTTGGCCAGGATCCAAGTGATGGTAGCAGTAAAGATCCATATGATGGTCCAGATGCTTGGAAAAACATAGACGGAAGTGATTTCGTAGCAGGACAAAATGATGTTGTAGAGTGGGACGGGTCTAAGTGGCACATAGTTTTTGACGCTAGTACGGATGATGGTACTACAACCAAATATATTACAAACCTAAATACAGGCGTACAATATAGGTGGACTGGTACAGAATGGATACTCAGCTGGGAAGGTGAGTATCAAAAAGGTACTTGGCGCCTCGCACTTTAAGATAATTATTTACATGAATAGTGAAATCACATGTAGTGGAGCCTTATTCTATGCTTTAAAGACCAAAAGGTTTCTACTACTACATAGAACACAAAGTAAACAAAAAAACGTTTGGGGTTTAGTAGGAGGAACCAATGGAAAGAATGAGTATCCGTGGCCCGCTTTACAAAGAGAAATCACTGAAGAAATTGGACAGATACCAGAAATTTTGAAAACCATACCACTAGAAACATTTGTAAGTAGCGATGAAAAATTTAGTTTCCATACATATTTGTGTGTAACAACAAATGAATTTATTCCTAATCTAAACGAAGAACATGATGGATATAGTTGGGTAAGTTTTGGCAAATGGCCCAAACCGTTACACATGGGTTTACGTAATACACTACAAAACAAAACTAATCAAACTAAACTTAAAACTGTTTTTGACCTTATAGGATATTTAGAGAATGAAAAAAATTAAAAGCATCACTATCGTTGGCGGTGGATCAGCGGCATGGCTAGCCGCAACTTATATACAAAATAATTTTTGGGACATGCCTTTAACGGTAATTGATAAAGAAGTAGGTAATCCAATAGGAGTTGGGGAGGCAACCGTTTTAACATTTCCACACTTTTTAAGGCAATGTGGTATAAATTTACCTCAATGGTTTCAAAATGTAGACGGAACATACAAGGCCGGCATTGACTTTCCAAACTGGGTAGAGCCTGGCAGAAAAATTTATCATCCTTTCTTTCTAAATAGATCGTATTTTGATTTGAAATGTACTCAGTATGATATATGGGCACAAGATCAAAGTATGGATTTTAGAAATAAAAGTATTCCTAGCTATCAGAACACAATGATGAATAAAGTAGATATGTTCAATGCTTTCGAAACTTTAGCATATCATATTGATGCTGGTAAACTTGTAACAGAATTACAGAATATTTGTGCTAATACAGTCAATATAATCAAGAGCGATGTTGTAAAGGTTAATAAAGACCTAGATGGCTATATAACCAGCCTCGAACTTAAAAATGGTGTAACACATACATCAGACTTTTATCTCGACTGTACGGGCTTCTTATCGCTGTTAAAAGACCGAAAAAAGGTCGAGTTACTAGATACGGGCAGACTGTTTACCAATGCCGCAGTAGCAGGCCATGTACCATATGAGGACATGGAAAAAGAACGTGTACCATACGTTAGTTGTCCTGCTGTTGACCACGGTTGGATATGGAAAATACCTACACAATCAAGAATCGGTTCTGGTATGGTATTCAATAGTAATATCACAGATCCAGATGAAGCTAAGAAGTATTTTTGTGAACATTGGAACAATAGAATAAAACCAGAAAATTTAAAATTAATTGATTGGACACCTTACTATAGTGAAAACTTTTGGGAAAAGAATGTTGTATCCATCGGCCTAAGTGGTGGTTTTATTGAACCACTAGAATCAACAGGACTTGCTAGTATGACTTACGGAGTACAGGAACTTGCTTTACACATACCACAGTATGCCTATACTCAAGATAACATAGATACGTACAACAAGTCAATGATGTCTTGGTTCTCAGATGCTGTTGATTTTGTAGGCAGTCATTATGCTGACACCAAGTGGGACACCAAGTTTTGGAACTATGTAAAACAAAAGCATGTTAAATCCGATAGACATTTATTTTATGAAGATTGGCTTAAAGACCCTCAAAGAACTTTTTATTCAGATGTGTCTAGTAAAACTTTATTCCATCCGCAGAACTGGCAACTATGGTTAATACAAATGGGCTACCCTGTCAATGTTGATCTAAATAGATTAAGTCCTATGCAGATTGATTTTGCGATGCAGGAATTTTTACGTTCAGAAGAAATTAGAAACAAATTAAGCATATCACACAAAGATGCTATTGAAACTACCAATATGGGTTATGATTGGTTTGAACGATATCATACTACAGGAGACTTTTAATGAAAATAGTTATCGTAGGAGGCGGGACTGCTGGTTGGTTAGCCGCATTGATGATTTCCAAAATACGTCCAGAGCATTCGGTAACTTGTATTGAAAGTAGTAAAATTGGAATTATAGGAGCTGGTGAAGGCAGTACAGGTTCATTAACAAACATAGTCCAAAACGAGATGCATAATCTAGGTTGTGTTGAGAAAGACTTTATAGAAGAATGTGACGCTACAATAAAGCTAGGAATAAAACACATAGGTTGGAATCCAGATACAGTAAGCCATTACTACGGCCCTATTGATGGATCTCCTACAAGTTATGATTCACAGGATTTAGTTTTTTTAAATGCTTTAGGATACCGAGACAAAGAATTACTACACATTTCTACTGAACTAGGCTACAAGATACATCATAATAAAAATAGTTTTCCTGATCATAACGGTAATCACGCTTACCACTTTGACGCACACAAGGTGGGAAAATATTTTAAAAAACTTTGTGATACTGTAAAACATATAGATTCGGAAGTTAATGAAGTAGTATTACATCCTGAAAGTGGTTATATAAAAGAATTAAAGTTAAGCAATGGCCAAACAGAATCAGGAGATATGTTTATAGATGCTAGTGGATTTGCCCAAATTTTAATGAAAGCAGTAGGTAGTAAATGGAAAAGTTACAAAGAAAATTTACCTGTAAATAGTGCTTTACCTTTTTTATTACCATATGACAAAGATGAAAAAATTGAACCTGTAACAAATGCTTGGGCACAAAAGAACGGATGGTGTTGGCAAATTCCTACATTGAACAGAAGAGGTTGCGGTTATGTATTCTGTGATGACTTCGTTACTCCTGAACAAGCACAAGTTGAACTAGAACAAACCATAGGAAAGAAAGTAGAACCTATTAGATTGTTAAAATTTGAAAGCGGACGACAGGAAACATTATGGATAAAAAACTGTTTATCAGTTGGATTGTGTGCGGCTTTTGCTGAACCTTTAGAAGCAACAAGTATACATACAACTATATTCCAACTAAAACATTTTGTATACGGGTGTTTAGGTAGAGACGTAGATCAGACATGTAACGTAGGACAGGTGGCCGATTACAATAATATTAATGGTCATTTATATGATATACTTAAAGATTTTTTAGTTGCTCATTACACATGTGGTAGAAAAGATACAGAATTTTGGCAATATATTGACAGTGGTAAAACAATGACTCCTTTCGTTAGAGATATACATGAGATGAGTAAGCACAGAATACCTAATCAATCAATGTTTCCAAGACAAGAAGGATCAGCGGGATGGCCTTTATGGAGTTATGTACTAGCAGGCACAGGAAAATTATCCGACGAAGTTTGTAGAAAAGAATTATTTTACAACAATGATACGCTATTATCAGATAAAGCATACGTTCAACACATAAAAGAATTTGATGCTAAAACTACATACTTGCCAGATAATTCAGAGTACATAAGGAATCATCAGTGATAATAGTATACGGTGATATCATGTTGGACCGATGGATAGTTGGTAACGCAGATAGGATAAGCCCCGAGGCTCCTGTTCCAGTTTTGTTAGAAGAATCACAACATTTCAGCATAGGCGGAGCAGGTAATTTGGCTCTAAATATCCAATCTATCAATGGACAGGTTAAGCTATTTGGTAGTGTTGGGCAAGATAAAGAGGGATATAAACTACTTGAAATGTTAGAAGATACAGACTTAGAAGCTAGAGTAGTCAAAGATCATTTGGTTACAACAACCAAAACTAGATTAGTTGGACAAAATGGTCAACACATTGTACGTTGGGACAACGAAGAAGTTTATAAAGGCACAGAAGCGTATGAAAGATTACTAAATGACGCAACTGCTAATACTTTAATTTGTGTAAGCGATTATAATAAAGGAATTGTTCAAGAGAATACAGTTCAAGAATTAGTTTCAAAAGGTTGTAAGGTCCTAGTAGATCCTAAACAAAGTCCAGAAATCTACGCTGGTGCCTTTTTAGTGAAGCCAAATATGAAAGAATACGTATCATGGTTTGGAGAATTTACAATAGAATCTGCTTTAGAAAATATGCGTAAACATAAATGGAACTGGTTAGTTGTAACAGATGGTGCTAATGGTATACATGTTATAAATGAACAAGGACAATATAAAAATTTTATGGAACCTGTAAAAGAAGTTGCTGATGTAACCGGAGCAGGTGATACTGTGTTATCTGTCATTGCCTATGGAATAGAAAGAGGATTGGATATATTCGAATCATGTAAATTAGCCTGTTTTGCCGCGGCTAGAATAGTTGAAAAACGCGGCGTAGCTGTAATTACCCCAAAAGATCTAAGCACAGGAATAGTGTTTACAAATGGTGTATTTGATATACTACATGTTGGACATTTAAAGTTGTTGAAACATGCCAAAACTCTTGGTAGTAAGTTAGTTGTAGGCATAAACAGTGATACTAGTGTTAAAAGAATTAAAGGTGATACAAGACCCATCAATGATGAATTTACTAGAAAACAAGCCCTTGAGGAACTTGGCTTCATAGACGAAGTAGTAATTTTTGATGAGGATACTCCTTTACAAACTATGGAAAAGGTACAACCAGACATTATAGTAAAAGGCGGTGATTATATACCAGAGACAGTGGTTGGTAATCATTTGGCTGAAGTGGTTATATTTCCTACAGTAGAAGGACATAGTACAACAAACATAATAGGAAAAATCACACAATGAAAGTATTAGTAACAGGACACAAAGGCTTTATAGGAAGCCACATGTCACAGTATCTTTTACATAAAGGACATGAAGTAGAAGGTTTTGATTATGTAGAAAACGTAGTGCCAACAGTAGAACCATATGATTGGGTTATACATTGTGGAGCCATTTCGGACACAACAGAGAGAGATGTAGATAAAGTTTGGAGACACAACTACGAGTTTACCATGAGATTACTACAAATATGTGATCATTATGGAACAAACATACAATTAGCAAGTACAGCGGCAGTATATGGACCACTTAAGAAAGAAATGTTTAATGAAACAGACCCTGTTTATCCTCAGACACCGTATGCTTGGAGCAAATATCTAGTTGATAAGTTTTTATTAGATAATGATATCACGCAATTTAAAATGAATGTTCAATCTTTTAGGTACTTCAATGTATATGGTCCAGGAGAAGGACATAAGAAAGATCAACAAAGCATGGTAAGCAAGTTTCAAGAACAAGCGTCACTAACCGGAAAAATTAAATTATTTAAAGACAGTCATCTATACAAAAGAGATTTAGTATCTGTGTATGACGTAGTGCGTATACATGAAGAAATGATGTCTAAAGATGTAAGTGGTGTGTTTAACTTAGGTACTAGCAAACCAATTGATATAGAAACTGTTGCCAAGTTAGTTGCTAAATTACAAAACGCTGAAATAGAGTATATTGATATGCCAGACCATTTGAAAGGACAATATCAGGAATATACTTGTGCTGACAATACAAAGATACATAATACTATACCAATTAGGCATTGGATTACAATAGAGGAATATCTAAAGGATATCGTACATGACAAAAAGACTTGAAGGCAGAGTTGAAAAAGGTTGGGGATACGAACTGATCTGGGCAACCAATGAGTTGTACTGCGGTAAAATTATGGTCTTTGAAAAGCTAGGAGCAAAGTTTTCAATGCACTTCCACAGAGAAAAAGATGAATCTTGGTTTGTTAATTCAGGAAGATTTTTATTAAGATGGATTGATACACAAACTGCTGAACTTCATGAACAAGAATTAAAGGCAGGAGATACATGGAGAAATCCTCCATTACAACCTCATCAATTAGTTTGTATGGAAAGAGGTAGTTCTATTACTGAAGTAAGTACAGCTGATTCTGTTGAAGATAATTACAGGGTATTTCCAGGTGATAGCCAAAGCGATAAGCCTGAGCCTACGCCTGAGCCTCTCCCCACTTAATAATTAAATTAGCATTTGTAGCGGCACCAGTTGTCTTATAGATGTTTATAGCTAAAACATCTGGACCATTCGGGAATGTACCTCTACCACCTAGCGTAGTATTTGTTAATTCTTTCAACAGCATCAGATCAAGTGTTGATCTTTCACCTGGTGTAGCAATAAATGAAAATACTGTTTCACCTGGCTGTGCGTAAGGTGGTTGTTGGAAAGTAAAGTTAAACAAGTCTCCTGGTTGAAGTGTTCCGTTAAATGCGTTATTAAACGTTACTCTATAATATTCAATACCTGATCCACTTTGATCACCAAATAACAACGGTCCTTCTACGTTTGAAACGTATGTTCCTGCTGGCATTGTAATATCACCTTGGTCTGTTGGAGCACCTCCAGAATCACCAACCTCAGTACCTGACTTGGCTCCTCCTGCGTCCCATGTCGACTTTAGGAATAGTGCTTGTGTACTGTTTACAGTATCACCGCCTTTTTCAAATGTTTGCGTAGCACCGTTAGAACTATTAGAGTTACTATTTTGTGAGAAGTAAACAAGATATCTTCCGTAAATACTTTGGTCAACCACTGTTTGAATTGTAGTTCCTTGTGGGAAATATTCGTTTCCGCCACCGTCGGCGTTAACCTGATCACCAACTGATAAGTTAGCATTTTCCCAACTGTCTGCCGTAAAGTATGCGTAGCTTCTATTTGTTCTAAATGACCACCATGGCATCAGCTGTGCTGTCGTTGTAACCTTGGCCATAACTGCTACTGTTGAGTAAGTAGCCGTATCACCTGAGTTCCAGTTAACTGAAGCACCTGATGCTACCTGAGCAAAACTTGGTTGTCCACCTTGTGCTAGTCCTGACAATCCAGTCCAACCAATATCATTTGGGTTGAGTGGATAGTTCTGTGGATTTAGAATACCCTCAACAACAATACCACCTGTAACTATGTTGGCATTGTTAGCAGGATCAACACCATCTGATGTTAACTCTAGTCCTTGCATCAATAACTGAGCTCTGTTAAGTAGTTCTCTATCACCCAAGTCACCAACAATAGCGTTGGATACACTTGGTGCTAGTCTTATCAAGAAAGCTGTTTGTCTTGTTGTTGTAACGTTGATTCCTGGTTCTGTATATGAGAAGATATATCCTCTATCTTCATCAAAGTTACCATCTGTAACAAACGCTGAACCCCAGTGTGATATGAGAGGAGTAATAGTATTACTAATTAAAATTACACCTGTTCTAGCTGAGTGATCGTCTGCTCCACCTGCTGAATACTGCCTAGTAGCACCTGCTTGGAAATTTTGTAGTGTTGTACCTCTTGTACAGTTTGTTAATGACT